CCTAGTTGCTAGTTCAGTAACACGTAAGTGGCAGTTTGCTGGTAACTTCGATCAAGCTCCTGGTACTTCATTGTTCTGTAACAATGTTGCAAACAATTCAGATGCTTCAGATGAGCTTCACATTGTCGTTCAAGATGAGGATGGATCAATTACTGGTGTAAGAGGAACTATCCTTGAGTCGTATCCGAGCTTGTCTCGCGCTACAGATGCCAAGAATGAGTCTGGTGAGTCAATTTACTACTATGATGTACTCCACAATCAAAGTAAGTGGGTATACAACGGTGGTAAGAAAGTACGCGTAGCTGGTGAGACTCAAAACTCAACAGCAAATTATGTTAACACAGCTGTTAACATGGTCAACACTGCTGTAACTAACACAGTTCCATTCTCGAGATCATTTACAGTTGGCCGAGACGGTGGTACTGCAAACGTAATTACTCACGTCTTAGTTGGTGACAGTGATTCTGGTGAATCAAACGTTGCTATCGGCCAGCTAACCAATGCTTACGATAAGTACAAGAATGCTGAAGAGATTGATGTCTCTTTGGTCTTGCAAGGTAAAGCAAGAGGTGGCACACATGGCCATCAACTTGGAAACTATCTGATTGATAATATTGCTGAGCCAAGAAAAGATTGTATTGTTATTATCTCTCCTGAAAAGGCTGATGTAATTAATAACTTTGGTGACGAGTCTGCTAATACAGTCGACATGAGAAACGCTCTGACATCTTCCTCGTATGGTGTGATGGATGGCGGATACAAATATCAGTATGATAGATACAACGACGTATACCGGTATGTTCCATACAACGGTGACGTTGCTGGCTTGATGGTAAGAACAGATGATACTAGAGACCCTTGGTTCTCTCCGGCTGGATTTAACAGAGGTATCTTGAAGAATGTTATCAAGAACTCCTACAATCCAGATAAGGCCGACCGGGACATTTTGTACAAGAGTGGTATAAACCCGATTGTTACATTCCCTGGTCAAGGAACTATCCTGTTTGGTGACAAGACTTTGCTTGCTAAGCCAAGTGCGTTTGATAGAATTAATGTTCGTAGATTGTTCATTGTTCTTGAGAAAGCAATTGCTAGAGCTGCAAAATATACTTTGTTTGAATTCAATGATGAATTCACGAGATCTCAATTCAGAAATATGGTCGAGCCTTTCCTTCGGGATGTTCAGGGTCGAAGAGGTATTTTTGACTTCCAGGTCGTTTGTGACGATACGAATAATACTGGTGAAGTAATTGACAGAAACGAGTTTATTGGTGATATTTACATCAAGCCTGCTCGTTCGATTAATTTCATTCAGTTGAACTTCATTGCTGTCAGAACGAACGTTGAGTTCTCTGAAGTTGTCGGCCAGTTCTAAGCTAAATAGATATAGAAGGAGAACTTAAATGGCTTTTGCGATCAGAGATATTAGATCCCAATTAGAGTTTGGCGGCGCCCGCCCAGCTCTATTCAACATCAACATTACAAACCCGATCAACACATCTGGTGACACCAAACTTGGATTCATGGCTAGAGCTGGCCAAATTCCAGCTTCTACTCTTGGAACTGTCGAAGTAGGTTACTTCGGTAGAAAAATCAAGATTGCTGGTGACAGAACTTTTGCTGAGTGGACCGTAACGGTTGTCAATGATGAAGATTTTAGAATTAGAAATGCTATGGAAGAGTGGATGAGTGCAATCAATCTTCATGAATCCAATACTAGATTGATTAATTCAAAACCAGGGACTTATAAGTCTCAAGGTGACGTCCAGCAGTTTGCAAAAGCCGGACACCGCCTTCGTAACTATAAGTTTACTGGCCTCTGGCCAACTGAGGTCAGCACTATTGATCTTGATTGGAACACTACAGATACGATTGAAGAGTTCACTGTTACATTCCAATACGATTATTGGACCGTCAATGGCGTAACAGGTGATGCAGGTACACGTCTATAGTATTATATAATTGAAATTTTAAAAGGTGAAGTTAACGAATGGCCACATTATTCGGATTTGAAATTAAAAGAGCGCAAGGGGGGCAGGGGACTGCTTCCTTTGCACCCCTGCAACTTGACGATGGTGCACACAATGTTACTACTGGAGGCATGTATGGCACATATGTTGATCTTGAAGGTGCAACCAGAACAGAAGCAGAACTTGTAACTAGATATCGTCGAATGTCTATGATGCCTGAGTGTGACATGGCTATCGATGATATCATTCATGAGTTTATTGTTTATGATGAACACAACAGACTAGTAGATATTAACCTTGATTTAGTTAAAGGTATGTCTGCTGGAACTAAAAAAATTGTCCAAAAAGAATTTGAGTACGTCTTAGACCTTTTAGAGTTTAATGAAAAGGGCTATGAGGTTGCTCGTCATTGGTATATCGATGGTAGAATGTTCTATCATGTGATTATTGATCCGGATGCGGTAGAAGAAGGTATCAAAGAATTAAGATATATCGATCCTCGAAAAATTAAAAAAGTAAGAGAAAATAAAAAAGAACGTATACCTGGAACACAAGTCCAAGTAGAACGTACTATTAGTGAATTTTTCATTTATAATGATAAAGGGTTTGTTGGTTATCCAGGTGGGAGTCCGACAGCAGCTGGAGCAGATCAAGGAGTTAAGATCGCTAAGGATGCTATACTTCATGCAACATCTGGTGTTATGAGTGAAGACAATAGACTTGTTCTATCTCATCTTCATAAAGCTATTAAGCCCTTAAACCAACTTCGAATTTTAGAAGACGCAACGGTCATCTACCGAATAGCTAGAGCTCCTGAAAGGCGTATCTTCTATATTGATGTTGGTAATCTACCCAAGATGAAAGCAGAGCAATATCTTAGAGATATGATGGCCAAGCATAAAAATCGTTTAATTTACGATGCTGCTACTGGCGAAGTCAGAGACGATCGTAAGTTTATGACAATGCTTGAGGACTATTGGTTGCCAAGACGGGAAGGTGGTCGTGGTACTGAAATCACTACACTGCCGGGTGGTCAAAATCTTGGAGAGATGGACGATGTACTGTACTTCCAAAAGAAGATGTACAAGTCATTAAACGTACCTATATCAAGATTAGAACCTGAAACAGGAATGACATTAGGACGAGCTACTGAAATTAATCGTGATGAAGTAAAATTTCAAAAATTTATTCAAAGAATTAGAATGCGATTTTCAATATTATTTGATTCCGCATTAGAGAAACAATTGGTGTTAAAAGGACACATGACGCCAGAAGAGTTTAATGATATTAAACGCAACATTAAATATGATTTCAAGACAGACAACTACTTCTCTGAGTTGAAAGACAATGAAATCCTCAATGAACGTATTAATACTGTGAATGCACTTGATGTATATGTTGGAAAATACTTTTCTGAAGATTGGGTTAAACGTAATGTGCTCAAGCAAACAGACGAAGATATCGATAACTTAGATAAACAGATGAAAAAAGAGAACGACGCCAACACTGAAATGGATGCAGCACTTGCAGATCCGGACATGGGTGACAATAATATTGACGGTACTAAAGGCCCTCCTAACGGCGGGACGCCAAATGGGCCCCCCAGTACTAGATAAATATAAATAAATGGAGATATAAACTATGACCGAACCAACGTTGAAAGATATGATTGCTGCCGCTAATAAAGGAGAACCAACCGGTTTTGCGGATGTGTTCTCTGGAGTAATGGTCGACCGGGTAAACGATAAAGTTGATACAATACGCCAGGTAGTAGCAGCAAAGCTAGGAGGACTAGATCCTACGGATACTCCAGCGATGGAACTAGGACCAGAAGAAGTAGATGACAATGTTGGTGAAATCGAAACAGTAGAGGACGAGGAGTCAGATGGCCAAGAAACTTAAACAGCTGACGGAACGGATGAAGACTGAAATAGTTCCGACACCAGGCAATGATAAGGGACAAAACGTCTCTTATAAAAACGTTGTTCAAGGTGGCGAAAAGGCTTTTGTAGACAAGCACGTCGTACAGAAGACCGATTATCCTGTTCCCGAAAAAAACGCTGGAGATAAAAATGCTATCTTCTCTGGTGCTAAACAAACAAAGAAAAAGCGCCTTGCTGATCAAGAGAATGAAGCTGGCGATAAAATGTATGAGGCTAAGGTAGATGCGATCGTGGCATCTTTGAAAGCGAACAAAAGCGATTTCGTAAAGAGCCATGGCCACAATCCTATACAGAGTGATGTGGACGTTGAAGAAGAAGTTTGGATTGATGAATATGAACTTAAAGATGGATCGACTATTGAGATCGATGAGGAGACAATGTCTATTCTCGATGAAGTATATGAATCCCTATCTGAAGATCATCAAGATCAATTCGACGTTTTGTTTGCAGAAAACAGACAAACAAATTCCTCTCTCCTTGAGTGGGTAAGGAGTGTGGCATGATCAAACCAATTGCTAACAGCGCAATATTAAATGCGACACACGTTCAACAGACTTACCGATATGTAAGAGTTGTTAACACACATG